CGAATTTTTTACCAGGGAAATTATCGAGTAAAACCTTATATCGTGTTTTAGGTTTTAAACCGCCTCTGATATTAATTTCAATAGGTGTCACAGGCTGAGGCAAACGAACCTCAGGAGGATAACAAAAGGCGTTATCCCCCGGCCTGCGGTTTAATTGAAAATATTCTAGATTTTTATCTGCCATTGTATTATAACCTTAGTGTTTTTGGGAATACCTGCCTTCCATTGCAATGTTATGGTGCATTATATACTCACCATCCTTTTCACCGGCCCAGAAGTTATTATCACCAGTATCCATTGGTACGACATCCAATACGCCTATCATATCAAGTCGGATAACTTTATCAAATCTTGCTTCACCGTTTTTCATGATTGCAACTTCTTTTCCTTCGAGATCTGGTGACATATAGTATTCACCGTCACTAGCATAAATGTTTGCAGTCGTCGAACAAACCAGTGTTACGCCACTTTCAGTTACGATACGTAAGCACGCTTCAGGTTGTGTTCGAATTTCAACAACTTTACCCTCTACTGTATTTAGCTCTTCTGTGGCGAGCATAATTGGCATGCCTATTCTCATTTCTGACGCTAGCATTACACCATTTGGTGTTGGTATAAAGCTGTCTGTAGTTACACAGCCACCGCCTCCCTTTGGTGGTGTCTTTGGGGGTGGTGGTGGAGGCGAAGGTACGATAACCTCTTTTGGTGGTTGCTTTACAGGTGGCCGAATCACAACTGGTGTCGCTGGCGGTGTAGGTATTCTCACAGGAGGAGACTTCGGTGGCGCTGGAGTCTTCTCTGCAGGTGGTGGTACCTGAGGCGCTGGCGTCTTAATTGGTCGAACTGGCTTGACCGGCGTTTTCGGTGGTGGTAAAATACAAATAGGCGGATTAACAACCGTTGGTGTTGGCTTGATAATAGGAGCAGGTGGTGTAGGTGGTGGTGGAGAAACATATCCACACACTGCTACGTTGTTCGAATCAGCTGACTGCAATTTAGTTTCGCATCCAGTTTTAATATTCGAACCACCAGCCCGTGAGCCTTGAATAGCACCAAGTACAGTTAGTTCTTTACCCGTATAGATGTAGGTAAATAAGGTTTTATCTTTTCCAGAAGAACACTTGGTTCTTGCCACCGTACCAAAAGGCGGACACTTCTGCGGCGGAGGCGGCGGAGGTGGCGGCGGGGGTGGAGGCGGTGGTGGCGCAATCGGAGGTTGTGGTGTTACTGGCCCGATAGTGATAGGCGGTGGTGGTGGCGGAGGCGAAACGGGTGCCACATATCCACACTTAGCAGATCGTACAGTTGATCTACCTTGAATCGTTCCACAGTTACCGTCGGCAACATACGTTATAAGAGTTGTACCTGTACACTTTGTATATTGGAACTTACCCTTTTGAGGACAAGGAGGTGTAGTATCACGTTGAGTACTGCCAGAATCAAACACTGGATCTTCAATAGACACAGCTGGATGACAGAACTGATAGTTGAATACTTCACCTTTCTTAATTGCCCTAACCGTGATATACTTTCCTTTTGTATAATCGTATGGTACAACAATCTTACCAGCACCAGTAGAAGCGTTATATGTTCCGCCTCCAGTTCCAGTAACAGTAAAGGTGCTTGGTGATCGCGCTGCAAACCAAGGATTATCACGATAAGAGATAACTGTATTTGTTTTATCTTTGACAGGATATAGTCGCTTGTAAAGTGCAATACCTTCATCCGTGCCTATATCAGTAACTGTACCTGTTTGTGAAGAATATACAATTACTTCGCTTTCAGCAGAGTTTGCGGTAGGCGGTCGATTTGATTGTACAATTTCGAATGCAACTTGCGTTGGGTTAAAGAACTTTAGTACCATATTTCGTTGAACACTATCAGCGAAATCAGCACCTACAAATGTAGATTCTTCCCATACGTTTTGCAACACAGTATAAGTTGCAACAGAATCTCCAATATTTCGTCTATCACGGTTTGTTACAAACTGACATGCTTCAACAATTTGAGGAGGTACGGGTGGTGGGATAAACGGCCCGTATGTTGCATAGCTTTGACTTACTAACTTCTTACGCTTATATGGGAAAGTAACTTTGTTACCTTCGACGTAAGGCGATGAAGTTGAGTCAATTTTAAGAGACATATTAGAGTTAGATTTTGCTGGCTGTAATACATACTCAAACACTGAAGCATTATATTCTGGACTTACTAGGTTACTGTGCACATAGTTATCAAAATTGTCCACAAAGAAGCCAAACTTAAACCGCTCGAGTGTTGAATCCACTGAACTCTGTATTGTTCTTTGACTTGTTGAGTTTTCAAGCGTTTGTATATTTTGGTTATATTCAAGAGCTTTGATACGATTTTCTAGGCTTTGAATTTCGGCCATCGTATAACCATTTACTTGTGCATCAATCTTCTCAATCGCAATACCGAATTCTTCTTCTCGCGATGTTTGACTTTCAGCATTAGTGTTGATTATTTCTTGTATATCTTTACTATACGATGAAGGTAAAGATGGATACGCACCAACATATGATCGATACAACAATAAGCTATTTGCGTTTGTATTGTCTACCGAAGATTTCTTAGATATTGTAAAGTCACCATCAATGTTGACAAATACCTCATCGATGCGCGAATCGTAGTAGTTAACATCGTACACCACATCGCCGTCTGGCTTAGGGAATTGGAAACCGCTAATAGACGTAAAGGCGATTGCTGCCGTTGGATCTGGATCTGTTGGGGCTGTAGCAGCATCATTTCCGGGAGCATTTGAAGATGCATCAGCAAATGGTCTAAAGTCTAGACACTTACGCAGATCGTAATACGACTTATAACTATCAGTGAACATCGGTATTTCTAAGTTGTTGACTGAACCCGGTGAAGATGATAGTTCTGCTAGAGTTTTCTCATCGTCGATAGTGTATGAATCGACTGTCTTTAGACCACCACGTGAACCCTGTGGTTCCAGATAATCAAACTCGACAAGTATAACCGGTGCAAGTGCATCTCGAGCAGCTGAAACAGCATTCGGTAAACGAGATATTTTTGTTGGTCCCCAGTAGTTTTCTGTTTGACCATTATTTAAAACAAACTGGTATGTTATATCTTTTCCAGTTGTGTCAGCACCGTTGTAAACTTTTCTTAAACGGAATCCACCCGGAATGCCGAGTGAAGCAGGAAAACCAGCCGACGATGTCAATTTGACAAACTTATTTCTTCGAGGTATTAGAGAAATAGGTGTTGCATCATCAATTTCCTGCATGTAAGCTACATCAACACCACCAATCGCTGCAGTGTTTAGAGTAATTCCTAAATTCACAACCATATTGGTGTAGGTTGGACCTGATACAGTTGCACTCATTGAAGAGCGTGCATTCAAGTTTATAGGAACATCTTTTGGTAATACTCTAATAAGATTTTTTGCTGATCCATAACATGGCATATCGCCAGTGACAGCACCAGTAGATCGACGACCTACTTTAATAGCGTCTTGTCCAATAACTTCTAGAACTTGTACTAACTTATCGAATGTGCCTGCACCGCCGCTTCCTTCTTCTGCAATAAAGTCGCCTGCGACCAAAGTAGAAGAAAAGAGTTGAGTGGCGCCTGAGCTATAGGAAATTGTAATGCTAGTAGCATCGCTGGCAGTATTGACGAGTTCAACAGGTCCGCCACCAAGCGCCGTCGTAGAAACAAGATCAACCACTGGTGTAATAAGTACTTCTCGTTCTTCAGCATCGTTGAGTAATTCGATATAGGGGAAACGATCGGCTGAGGCCGTTTTGTTGATTGTAATTTCGCCTGTTGCATTAACGTCTTCGTTGGTTTGCGTTCTAAAAATATATTCAATGTTATTAAACGCGTTACCGTCTATCGTCGTTGCATAACCAGTATCGATTACTAAAGATTTATTCTTAGATGCTTTAACTTCAGCAAGCTGCCTATACACGGCTGGAACATAACCGCTCTGAGTTCCATTATCTTTCAATGTTCTAAGAACAAATTCATTTCCTGACGCCAACACAACTTCTGCTCTCGCTTTCACAGGATAGGTCGTTCGCGTATCATCTCTTTGGTCTTGTGATACTAAAGACTTAACATCTTTTTGGAAGTTTTTACCTGCATCCATTTTGATGTCAAACAGGAATAACCTATATTTTGCAGAAGATGATCCAATTACACCAGAGTCCAAAGTCCAACTTCTAACAAATGCATTACCTACTGGATTGCCAAACGTTGCAGCTGCTGGAACAATGTTTCCTGATGAATCAGGAATATATGCACCTTCATTCGTATATTCGTAATCAGCAAAAGTCTCGTCATAAAATGTAATTACATCGGCAGTTGGAAAGTCTGGTGAACCTGTAAGACCAGTTACAATGACATAGTTTCCATAATTTAAATCAGTACCGACTTCGGTTTTACCTTTAACTTCTTTTGCTTTCTCTATACGTTTGGCATAGTTAGCAACAGTTTGTATTCTATATCCATTTATGTACGCATGCCCAGGATCGATAACGTATGTGAAGTGTGTATCAGTATTTGCAACTTCGTTTGTAGACTTAGTTGTCAATAAGAATTCGTCTAATACATAGTTGCCAGACTCTTCGTAAGTTCGGCGTGCAATCATCTCACCCAATTTATTATATTGAGTTAGTTTGTTTTGCGAGAATGGTCGACCTTCACTAAATCGTACAAGCGGATAATATTGTGTATCAGTTTCTTCGTCGAGTATGCCTCGTGAAACTAGGCTAGGTTGAAGCTTTAATCTGTTTGCTCCGGGTGCACCAAAGTTTAAGAATTCACGAGCGTTATCGTAAAGAGTGTCATCGGTAAATACGTTGACAACCGATTCGGTTGTTTCGAATCCTATTGACACATCTGAAGGTGTATTTGAATACTTGTCAACAATTACAAATTGTGCATCAACAGAAAGGAAGTGGCCTTTTTGATATATCTTACCATCTGATACAACTGCGCCGAAACCAGAACCAATTGGATTTTCATAAAGGCTATCGGATGCAATTTTTACTTTCGTAAGAAAATCATCAGCCACCAAATCAAGTGATGATACTTGTAATGTTGTAGCAGTCAAAGATGTAAGAGCAACGAATGGTAATACTGAGTAACCTGTACCACCTGTTGTAATTTCTGCAGATGAAACGGCACCAGTTCTAGTTGTTGTAACTCGACCTGTAGCGCCTTGACCGATTTGACTTACAACTTTACATTCGTTACCAGAAGTTTGACCAATCAGAATCGATTCGTTTACAGAAATGTTTTCCCACTTATCTGCATCTGGTGTTGGTGCCAGATCGGAGTCGACAGGCTTAATTCGTAATACTGTCGTATTGTTTTCATCATCGTCATAGTGAGAAACAAGTTGAACGCGAATAGTTGGATTAATAGGATCGTCTAAGAAAACTTCGCCGTCTACAAAGGTATTCGCAAACTCGTTTGTGCCACCATTTGATCCTTCGGTTACAACTTCGATTGCGCTAAGTAAAACAACAGTATCAGTATTAGAAAATCCAGCCGATCCATCTTCGACACTAATGTCAAAAAGACGTAAGTCACCAGAGTATAGTTTTAGAACTTCGTCCTGATTGAACTTTGTAATACTGCCATCTTGGCCGCCTTGAATATATTCAAGATACAGCGTGTTAAGGTCAGGATTGCTTCCTTCGAAACCTTCAACTGTGTTGGTAATCTTCGCGATGGATTGATTAGATTCACCTTCAGCAAAAAGACCAACGTATTTCTTGACGTCAACTGCAGAACCGGCTTGAGACTTATCTAGAATTTTAACATATGGCATATCATAACGGTATGTAAACTGGCAACCGCTTAGAATGGTTCCAGACTTTAATACATGATCGCCAAATTCTTCAATTTGATGCTGCAATATCGATTGCAGCTGATTCATTTCTCTTACTTGGACGGCTGTCGCCGGCTTGAATAAAATTCTATAATATTCATTTGCCGGATCAAAATCGTCAAAATAGGGAGAAGCTGATAAATTTGTTGATAAAGGCATTAGTTTAAAACTCCAAGATTACTCTAACTTCTTCTGATTGATTTGCACTTCTTTCTACTGGAACATCGTTTTGAATGTAAATTATTGCACCTTCGTTTGGATCCAAATCACCGTACTTAATGTCTAAGTTATCGCCCGGTACACTTTGAAACTGTGCTTGACTTGTATCTCCAATGATCTCTGACCCATTACTTTCAAAATCGCCTGACACTCTTGTAACATTCAATGAAGTTGAGTCCCATGAATGTATATATGCATTTGCCTGACCGCCAGTTACTGATGTTGAAGATTGTACAACTAATTCGTCAGTTACAAATGTATCTAGTGTTGTTCCTTGAATCTTCATCAGCTGATTAAAATCATTAAATGTAAATGCAGCTGAAACATCATCTATCCTACTATTTATATCAATACCAGAGATGTTTGCTGTATTTCTAGTATTAGATGCATAAATCATGCTACCAACTTTAAAGTTAGGTCTAACTTTATTTAGTAAAAACGCAGTTGTTGATGAATTTGCCGAAGCAGGAAGAGGTGGCGTTGTATTTGAAATTACAGCCGTTGCTTCTATTTTAGCATTGTAAGGAACAATAGTTGTATTTAATCCAGCTTCTAAGAAAGGTAAGTCATCGGCCACAATGATAGCAGTAGTGTTAGAACCGTCGCTCACCTTTGTTAGTATTCTATCTGTACCGGCAGAAACAAAGATGTCATCACCCGGCAGGTAGAAATCTACGTAATTGCCTTCGCCGCCATCATCTCGCATTAATACATTATTTCCTACGGTGGTGTTAGCAGACCATGTACCAGCAATAGTGTCAATTGTAAGTTGAGATACTGTTTCACCTTGAAGATATGTTCCAGTAGAACCTTCATAAAATACTGCAACGTTGGCGAACAGTGGATCACGAACAATACCAAATTGACCGAATGTGTTTTCTGGTGCAACTAATTCAGTTTCGCCTCTATTGAATTTCATATGAAATCCGACTCGACGAGATCCTAATTCAATTGAAGTATTTGCACCATGACCACCCTGAGGTGATAAAATAGGACGTATAACCGCTTCGGTTGGTTCAATAATAAGACCAGATACACCACCGTTTTCATCGGCAGCTGAACCAACCAATACCCTGGCTTCAGCATATGAATAATCTTGCCCAGTTTCAAGCATTTGAATTTTTTCTATGCTATTAGAAGCTTCCGTATTAATAATGGCTCTAGCCGTAGCTTTAATAGTCTCGCCACCGTTACCGATAATTCTTACTTCTGGTGTTATTTCATATGTTGCTGTGTCATCTGGAAGTACAATAAATTGATCTTCCAATTTTACAACAACACCGATTCCAGTAACATAACGAGATTCAGTAACAGATTGATATTGTCCTGCACCAGTTCCGCTTGTTATATAGAGAATAGTATTCTTATAAAAGTTAGAAGCTTGAGCTGCATCTGATATTCGATACCAAAGCGCAGGCTCAGTCATTCCAGCAGTGCCTGGATAATTAGAAATAATGGTCGATGTAATTCTATTAAAATCATCGTTACCAAACTGACCAACTTTAATATTTCTATAATTTTTACCGGCTGATATTACACGTATAGCATCAATTGCACCAGATCGAGCATTTTCTTGTATAGTAGTATTTGCTTGAATAGGAATAAATTTTTCTGAAGCGAACTTGCTAAACAGCGTAGAGTCAATAGAATACAAATATTTCCATTGATAACCGTCAGTAGTTTCGTAGTAATCATCGCCGGATACAAATAAATCTGCATCATACTTTGCATCTTTAAATAACGGCTTTGATGTTGAAGGCGCTCCATTATTATTGAACAAGCATTTGTATACGTGCTTATATGCGACTTCATCGACTGTCACATAAAAGTTTTTATCGTATATGTCTTGTTGCTCGTCGTCATACATCGTGTAAACAGTACCTTCTACCCAATCATGACGATTAACCATAAACACGATATCGTCTTCATTCATCTTCTTGCCAATAATCATATTTCTATAACTATTGACGTTTGTTTGACGAACAGTCTGGACGACTGGATTGACTTCTTCGATAGTAGAACCTTTTGCAACATGATCACCAATAAACGCGTAGTATACAGTATTCGCTGGTTCAGTTACAGATTCTAGTACCTGTTCTATGATGTGCGTCTTGAATTCTGTTGGTACTAATATTTTTGGCATTGGCTATCTCTACGATATCGTTTGTGTATAAAATTCATTTTCATTAACAAAAACTGGGAACTGCTTAATATTAAATGTTGCTGTCGTGCTTTCACCTATAATGTTTAACGCCGATTCACTCGTACCAACGTAGCCACCAAACGGCTCGGTTCCTGCAACGTGAAGTACTTCTATAAGTGTTTGCTTATATTTATCAAACGGCAGCGCAGTCAATACTTGATAAGAAAATTCTTGGTAGAAATCATTATCTTGAAGGTATTTATCTGAACTTAAGAACGACTTTCTATTCGGGTGTGTTCCCGGAGCTTCACCTTGTTGGCCAAGGAATCCAAATGCTTGTATTGCTTTATTTTGATCATTAACAGAAATTAAGTTAAGTGTTTCTCCTTCTGTCAAAACACCGTTAACTCTTCGGCGACCGAAATAACCAAATCCAGAATTTAAGATTCTTAAACTTGTAGCAAAACCAGTACCACTAAATGCTTCAGATTTTATATCTGCATTTAAGCCGGTTCGAGGTAACATTCGTAATTCATCAACAACTTCTATAAACGCAGTTATGTCTGAAGCTTGACCAGTGATTCTTTCACCAATTCTAAAATCAATCCAAGTTGATAGGTTATCGTTATTCGCGAATAATCTATCAGATACTTTTAGCCGCGTTGCAGTTATCTCGCCTGTTAGTGGGTTATGAGATGTAATTCTTGCAATACAATCTGGATTACCATCGGCGTCTACTACACCGTCTGGCGAAAATATGATTTCATTAATTCTAAATGCTTTTAACTCATTTTCAAGTGTGTATCTAATATAAAAGTCATATCGCTCAAAGTGTTCAGCGGCAGGTTCTCTTACTATATAAAATGGATCGGACGAATATTCTAGGCCCGGATCTGTTGTTACAATAGCGTTTAAACTACCGATACTGACGTTGTTAGTAGTGACACTAAAAACCTCATCAAGAGATGAGTTTGCAAAGTCAACTGTTCCACCTTCATTGACATAATCAATGGCAGTCGTAAAATCTATTTCGCCATTTGCATTATTAATTAGAATGTCAAGCTCTGGGCCCATTAATTCTGAGCTATACCATGGGACTAAACCTTGTACATCTACAAATGTATCAATTTCAAATTCTGCTTTTACAGAATATGTAAAGCTTTCGTTTTGCGTTGAGTGTGCACCAGTGTTAGAACCATATGTATTTGCAAAATTATAAAAACGAATATTGTCATTGATATTACCTTGCCACCCTATAGCACCACAAACTACGTTGGACATATTCTCAATAATAAATTCTACATTGGTGTTGCTTTCGAGAATAAGAGGTTTGTTTGTTCGTGGCCATCCTACTGATCTTTCTAAATTGGCAAATGTTTGACCTGTTGTAGTATTCGCAAAAGTATTAGCAACTTCTACTCGAGTATAACGTTGTTGTGCAGTAGGCTCTTCTTGAAATAGAAACATACCAGCCTGTAGTTCTTCAGTTGAAGTATATTCTATTGTCATAGTATTAGAAAAGTTAATAATGTTTGCTTGGCCTTTTATATCATTAATTGCCGTTGCGTTGTTTGCAGTATCAACTGTTATAACGAGATTAGCACTTGCACCGTCACCATCTTCGGCTTCAGATGTAAAGAAGTCGGTAATTGTATTGCCTAACAGTTCTATGCCGGTGTTGCCTAAATTAATTACACCATTCGCATCAGCTGGATAATCGGCTGCAGTATAGTTTACTTTTATTGAATCACCATCTTCGTTTTTGTCAACAATAATACCAGAAAATATAGGTGTTAAATTTGAAGGATCATTATTTTCATATGCATACAGTGATGTTCCTAACGGCAAATCGTAAACTACATTTGCAGCAGGATCTATATCTACATTGATTAAATCTTGTTGTATTAGTTCAAACTGCCTTACTGGTTCATGGTGATAAAAGTATTGATCGTTTTCGAAAGTTAAATTATTAAATACGAAAACTCTTTCTGAAGCAAGAATTTCTGCTTGATCGGTATATCCCCAACCACCATTAAGAAGCTCGAAATCGACTACACCAATTGCGTCTGTTGTATTATCAACAACTGCTTTTGCTTTCTTACCACTACCATCTGAAACATAAACGGTTTCGCCTCTTTCAAAGCCTGAATCAGAAGAAGTAATAGCAAATGTAGATAATGATCCATCAATTCTTGCTGTTATATTTTCGTCTAAGTCTTTTGTTTCTACTTGTTCACCAGTAACGAAATTAGTTGTCACACCGTCGAGATATAACACCTCGATATATTGATTGTCTTTTTTGACTCTTACTAGTCTTTCACAAAATGCAGTTGCACCTGTACGAGAACCAAAAACTTGTGTTCCTACAAAATTAATGTTTTTAGGATTAGGAATGATTTCAAGATAACGTTCGTTTTGCCATTCGTTGTCTGACAACTTAAATAGATCATCTCCCGGATAATAAACTTTTGCTTCTAAACCGTATACGAGTTTAAAGAACAAGTCAACTGCTCGAGGTGATCCTTTTGCTCTATAGAACTCTAAAGCATTTTTAATAAACAGTTGCTTA